CTTGCCTCCGGGTCCACCACCGGGCTTTCCTGCCGCCGCTCCCATTTTACCTAGTTCTTTCTGCTTCTTAAACTCCATTTCCTGAACGGGATCGGGAGTCATAAGCTTGGCACGAAGTTCTGCCGGTAATGGGAAGATTTCATCAAGTAGATAATCGCCCCACTGCCAACGGTTCCACCCAAGTATAATAGCAATGTTAGCCAAGATTTCAAAAATCTGAGCCTTTCTTAGAAGGATTTCTTCCCTCTGTCTTTCAGCAATAGAAGATATAGTTCCTAGCTGTACTATAAACTGATCAGGAGGAAGATACTGTTGTTTAGTTATAGCGTGATGAATCTGACATATACGAATCATACCCTCTCTAAACGCATCCTGTAGCTTGGTAATCTTTCTACTAAACCTAACATCTTGAAGCATAAGGGCTTCCTTGGAGTTCCAAGCACCTGTTACTTCACCATCAAAGTAATCCTTTGGAATATTCAACCCAATACGCATCTTGGTCTTCCAGTACTCAAGGTCATCTACTGGTCCAATATTGGTTGTATTCTGTAGCTGCTCTACCTTAGATGTAGACCCCGGACGAGTAGGCCATACAATATCCTGAAGAATGGTAGCCGGATTGAAGTCTAATTTAAACTCGTTTGTCTTGGGATCAACGAAAGTTGTTTTGTTCTTTAGGAACTTTTCATAGTCCTTTACAATCTGTGCGGTTTCCGTTAGTGAAGCCTGTCCTACATCTACATAGAAAATGTTTCTCTGAACAGCCTTGGAAATTCTATAAAGAACTACCATTGTCTCCAACATCGAAAGCTGCTTCCAAGTCTTACGAATACCTTCAAGGAATGAGCGCCCATACACGCTTTCTTGATCAAAAGCGGTGACTCTAAAATGAACAAAGTCCCAAGGTTTAAATAATCCAGCCTTGTTGTCAGACGGCATAAACTGAGCAATCTGGGGCGCTTTAAATCCTAATAATCCATCTTCCTGAACACGTTCAATTCTGGAGGGGTGAACAAATTGTACATCATGTACACCAAACCCTCCCAAAAGCATATAAAGAAAACAATCTCCGTGTTTTGCTAAATTACGATATACTCCGTATGCTTTATATTCCATACGGATGCGTTGAATCATTTGATTCAAATCTTGTTCTAATTTCTTGTCTTTAGCTTCTACCCATACACGAAAACCAGTCTTATCATCTTTCTGAGATGCCTCTTCAGCATAAATATCAAGTCCTGTCTGAGCTTCGGTTGAAGCTGAGTCCATTCTATCATAATCACGATATTTAGATGCTCTATCATATTGTAAGTCAGCGTATCCTGTGAAGATCTTTGAAAGACGGTTCTCAATGGATTCAAAACTTGAATACTTCTCTTGGGGTATTTCCTGCCCCTTCATAATAGCTATCTGACGAGGGGATCTACCAAACAAAACACTAAATGCTTGAATAACAGGGTTAACCACCTGTTGAGAAGCCTTTTGATGCATCTGATCCATTTGAATTACTGTCTGTCCACCGTAGCCGTAGTCTGCCATATTAGTATCCTTATATTATTTCTGAACAACGAAAGGATTAAAGTCATCAATCGCGTTAGCAATCATTTCTGTTTCTGTAGCTGGATAATATTCCTTACCAGCAAAATCAGGCTGATGTCTAAATAATGCACCAAGAATCTTAGCAGCCATATCTGCGTTAGCAGTCATTGGATGCTTCTTGAGATCGGTTAACATAGCTACTGAATTAGCTATTACACCGGCAACGGCATCAGAAACGTCTTTTCTACCCTTAGTGCCGTCCGGATTCATTCTAGGGTGATCTACTCTTGCTCTTGCTCCGGTATAATCGTGAACAAGGTTCAGCAATTCTCTTTCTAGTTCCTTATTGTAATACGAGTTAACATTACCATTAGAAATGGCATCACGTAACATAACATAAGGAATGTCAGTACTATCAACAGACAAATTATCTACATTAAACCCGTCTTTGATTAACATCTGCATCGGGCCTACTGATTGGAAGCGGTCGAATGTAATGAAGTTAATCCTAAAACCAGTAGCCTTCAAATAATTGATAAGCTGCTGTATTTTTTGATAGTCTACCTGATCTCCTTGTGGCGCTTTTATTGAAAGAGCAAAATCTATCCAGAACTCTGGAGCATATGCACGAATAATACGCTGCCCTAGCAAATTAGTAGCTACTATTTCTTTAATACAAGAAACTCCCCCCATAGCTATACCTGTAGCATCCCCGTCCTTGGACAAGTCGATATGCATTGTTCTAAACATATCAGGATGGTTTTTGGGGAGAACAGCAAAGCCCGCATCAAAATAAAAGTTTTCTGACCTTATGTAAGTAGATATGCTTCTAGGAGTTTTAAGTCCTACATAAATCTCATCCTCACTAAAGGGACTAATTCTTTCTCTGTTCCACATCTTCTTTAGAATCAAAGGATTCTCAATAAGAAGATGCATAGGAGCAGAAGAAATACCAGCGAGTTCTCGTAAGGCAGAGTTAATATCAAACTCAAAGTGATGCCTTACAGACTCAGGAACTTCCATAAGATTAGGTGAATCCTCTGGAAAATCCGCTACTTCTTCTGGTTTTAGTATTCTTGAAGATCTTTGAGAAGAACCAATAAACACATGGAAAGTCTTATGGTTCTTATCAAAAAACTTATCTGGTTTTACATCCCACTGTGAATAAGAAGAAATATAAGTATGTGGATCGTTCTGGGCTACCCAACTTCCTGTTTTTTGAGTAAGACGCCCATCCAATTTGGACATATGGGATTCAAGGAAGTCAGATGAAGTCTTTTTAGAAGAAATTACACAAAGGATTCCGGGCACATATCCAAGACGTTCAAAACGAGAAGTAATACGGTAACGAACCTGTGAATATAGCTTCTCTGAACTGTCTTCATCCTCATCATTTCTAATAGTCTTTTTTCCACGAAAGTTCATTTCATCTAAAATGGCTGAAACCACAGCAAATGAAAGAGCGTGGTTAACCTTAGATCCCATAAGGATCTGTAGGTTCTGAGGTAATATAACCTCATATTCCATTTGACTTCTACTGCTCGTATTTTGATTATTTAAAACTCTACGCACGCTGCGTACCTTTTTCAATGGAAATACATTTTTGAAATAAGGACTCTGCCCGATTATTCTTTTGAAGTCTTCCGAAATGGCCGATTCCGCTTTTTCCAATGACAACGAAAATAATCCAAAAGAGATAGTAGTGGCGGAGTCAAGAGCAAAATAAGCAGGAATATTGCGGAGACAAGTAAGCACACATAACTTATAGAGTTGAGCAATGATAGCAATACGAGTCTTTCCAACGCCAATACCTCCCGAAAGAATCCATTCATGGATTTCATTCTTAGGATTTAAGACGTAAATAAGATCTCTTCTCCAAGGCTCATAAATAGCCTTTGACATTTCTGCACCAAGATACCTTGGGTCATTAACAAACTCTTCTGGAGTAGGAGGAGTTCTTAACCAGTCTGCATCTCTTAAAGCGTGAACAACAGATATCTCTTCTGGTTTCTTTAGTTGAGACTCTAGGGAGGCATGAAGTATAAGACCTCGTTCAGCAGGAGTAAACTGTTCCCAATTTAATTCTCCTTTAGCACAACGTTCAACAAATACTCTTGCAGCCTCTGGGTGTACTTTGAGTAAGTCTTCTACTTCGGAAACTTCCATTTCCGGAAGTAAAAAGGGTAAAGCAGGAATCGTTTCGACTTCCTGATTAGATAGGTAAAGGCTGCTCATCTTTTTGTTCTTTTTTATTTGCTTCCGCAACAATATCTGTCAAGGTAGCCAATAACTGTTGACGTTTTTCAGAGGGCATTCCACCAACCGCTTCTTTCAATGCTTTAGGTACGTGTGCTTCAGACAAAGACTGAATAGAGACTTCAATAGTATTGAAAAAGTCCCATCCGGCAAGTTGTGCCTCAAGTCTTTTTAATCTATTTTCACTAGTAGAGGTTAAAACAGTTAAAGCATCTGTTTTTTCCTTGTTGCTCATATAGGGTAGATTCATTTTTATACTTCTACGAAGCTCGCCTTCAAACTCTATATCAGCAGCAGCCTGAAGGATAAATCTACGCTGCATTTCAAGGAAAATAGCCTGCATACGCAAGCGAAGCTCTTTAGAGCGTTCTACGAATAAGTCTTTAACATCGGGGGGAAGAACCGTAATAAGGCCATTTGTCCACGCTAGAAGCTCGTTCCAGACCCTTTCGCCAGCTTGCTCCGGGGTTAGTACTTCTGCCTCAATAACTTGGTCATTTTGGCTTGTTTCTTCAATCATAATCCATCCCTACCTATAAGGGTCGTCTAAAATCAATACTTTTTGTACAAACGCTTGAAAGATCAATTCAAAGTGAGCTTTTTCCAGTCCTTTTTATCCTGTAGTTTAGTAGCCAATACACCAATTGTAGTAAGAGAAGCTATATACATAGAACCCATATTAAGAATAGACCCACCAAATAATGCCTTACCATCATCTGATAAGTCATCAAAATCCTCGACTGCTTTAGCACAAAGCATTAAATTACAATTCAAAGCTTTAAGTAAAAACATTACCTCTTTCAAACCCTTATTTTCTTCAAATGCTTTTTCAATATCTTTCATATCAGGCATCTCATTCTCCTAATGGTGGAAAGGGTTGGGATCGAACCAACTTATCTGGTTTTTCAGACCAGCACATTAACCATAGTTGTTTCCTTTCCACAGTATATTCTGGTAGGGGCAACTGGACTTGAACCAGTGACCTAATGCTTATCGGGCATTTGCTCTACCGACTGAGCTATACCCCTGAGTCGTTTCTTTAACTTCATATACTCAAGGCGTCTAGCTAATCGTCCATGCCCTCTGTTTCTACCTGTATAAGTAGGTGTCTGAGCATCACAATTAGGACATATAAGCCTTAAGTTTTTCAAAGACCAATCTTCTGGATTTCCATCTACGTGATCTAGAATTAAAGGTACTTCTTGACCCATCCACGTTTTACTATCACATATACAACACTGTCTACCAAATATAACAAAAGCAATTTTTCTAGAAGTAAGACCGTGATGATGGTCTAGCCTTTCATTTTTTAATGTCTTTTCTACTTTCTGATTAAAGGTGTGTTCCCCCTGACACTTATTAGAACAATACTTCCTATGTTCACCCTTGGGGTGAATAATAGGTTTTTTACATATTATACAAGCAATCAGTTTTTGTTCTTTTCTTGAGTGTATACGAAAACAAGAAATAGAACAATAAAGACATATTACAGTTCTAGCTTTAAATTGTTTACCACATTGTTTACAAGTTTTTATCATATATTAATGGGGCCTCCT